GGATTCCGGGAGGAGTGAGATATGTCCCAGCCGGTTGGTGATCTTGTTATTGACCTGAGTCTGGATGCGGTCCGTTTCGATGAGCAGATGAGCCGGGTAAGGCGTCATTTTTCCGGACTGGATACTGACGCCAGAAAAACCGCCACTGTCGTTGAGCAGGGGCTGAGCCGCCAGGCGCTGGCTGCACAAAAAGCCGGGATTTCCGTCGGGCAGTATAAAGCGGCCATGCGAACCCTGCCCGCACAGTTTACGGATATCGCCACGCAGCTTGCCGGTGGTCAGAATCCCTGGCTCATCCTGCTGCAACAGGGCGGTCAGGTGAAGGACGCCTTCGGCGGGATGATCCCCATGTTCAGGGGGCTTGCCGGAGCGATCACCCTGCCGATGGTCGGGGTCACCTCGCTGGCGGTGGCGACAGGTGCGCTGGCGTATGCCTGGTACCAGGGGGATTCCACGCTTTCAGCGTTTAATAAAACCCTGGTTCTTTCCGGTAATCAGTCCGGACTGACTGCCGATCGCATGCTGACGCTCTCCAGAGCCGGACAGGCCGCGGGGCTGACGTTTAACCAGGCGAGTGAGTCACTGGCAGCCCTGGTGAATGCCGGTGTGCGTGGTGGTGAACAGTTTGATGCCATCAACCAGAGTGTCGCGCGTTTTGCGTCTGCATCCGGTGTGGAGGTGGACAAGGTTGCTGAGGCTTTCGGAAAACTGACCACCGACCCGACGTCGGGACTGATGGCGATGGCGCGCCAGTTCCGTAACGTGACGGCAGAGCAGATTGCGTATGTTGCGCAGCTGCAGCGTTCCGGTGATGAGGCCGGGGCCTTACAGGCGGCGAACGATATCGCCACAAAAGGCTTTGATGAGCAGACCCGTCGCCTGAAAGAAAACATGGGGACGCTGGAGACCTGGGCGGATAAAACAGGGAAGGCATTCAAATCGATGTGGGATGCCATTCTGGATATCGGTCGTCCGGAATCTTCTGCGGATATGCTCGCCAGTGCGCAGAAGGCATTTGATGAGGCGGATAAAAAATGGCAGTGGTACCAGGGCCGGAGCCAGCGCCGCGGTAAAACCGCCTCTTTCCGGGCCAACCTTCAGGGCGCATGGGATGACCGGGAAAATGCCCGTCTGGGTCTGGCAGCGGCAACGCTGCAGTCGGATATGGAAAAAGCCGGTGAACTGGCGGCAAGGGACAGGGCTGAGCGTGAGGCGTCACAGCTGAAGTATACCGGAGAGGCGCAGAAGGCGTATGAACGCCTGCAGACGCCACTGGAGAAATATACCGCCCGGCAGGAAGAACTGAACAAGGCACTGAAAGACGGGAAAATCCTGCAGGCGGATTACAACACGCTGATGGCGTCGGCAAAAAAGGATTATGAGTCGACGCAGAAAAAGCCGTCCGGTGTGAAGGTGTCAGCCGGTGAGCGCCAGGAAGACCGGGCACATGCAGCCATGCTGGCGCTTGAAACCGAGCTCAGGACGCTGGAAAAGCATGCCGGTGCGAATGAAAAAATCAGCCAGCAGCGCCGTGATTTATGGAAAGCGGAAAATCAGTATGCAGTCCTGAAAGAGGCCGCCACGAAACGGCAGTTATCTGAGCAGGAAAAATCCCTGCTGGCCCATGAGAAAGAAACGCTGGAGTACAGACGCCAGCTGGCTGAGCTGGGCGACAAGGTTGAACACCAGAAACGGCTGAATGAACTGGCACAGCAGGCGGCGCGTTTTGAACAGCAGCAGAGCGCGAAGCAGGCAGCAATCAGCGCAAAAGCCCGCGGTCTCACCGACCGTCAGGCGCAGCGGGAGTCGGAAGAGCAGCGCCTTCGTGACGTGTATGGTGATAATCCGGATGCGCTGGCGAAGGCCACATCGGCACTGAAGAACACCTGGTCTGCTGAGGACCAGCTGAGCGGTAACTGGATGGCGGGGCTGAAATCGGGCTGGAATGCGTGGGCGGAAAGTGCGACGGACAGTTTTTCGCAGGTTAAAAGCGCGGCCACGCAGACCTTTGACGGTATCGCACAGAATATGGCGGCGATGCTGACCGGCAGTGAGCAGGACTGGCGCGGTTTTACCCGTTCCGTGCTCTCCATGCTGACAGAGATTTTTCTGAAACAGGCGATGGTGGGGATTGTCGGGAGTATCGGCAGCGCCATTGGCGGTGCTTTCGGTGGTGGTGCGTCTGCCTCCACGGGGACGGCCATTCAGGCTGCGGCGGCGAACTTCCATTTCGCGACCGGAGGATTTACGGGAACCGGCGGCAAATATGAGCCAGCGGGGATTGTCCACCGCGGGGAGTTTGTCTTCACGAAGGAGGCAACCAGCCGGATTGGTGTCGGCAACCTGTACCGCCTGATGCGGGGGTATGCGGAAGGTGGTTATGTGGGAGGTGAAGGGAGTCCGGCGCAGATGCGTCGCGCTGAGGGTATCCGGTTTGAGCAGAACAACAACGTGGTGATTCAGAACGACGGTATCAACGGCCAGGCGGGGCCGCAGCTGATGAAGGCGGTGTATGACATGGCCCGCAAGGGGGCGCAGGATGAGATTCAGGCGCAGATGCGTGACGGTGGTGTATTTTCCGGAGGCAGGCGATGAAAACATTTCGCTGGAAAGTGAAGCCGGATATGGAGGTGAACTCGCAGCCGTCGGTGCGTGAAGTGCGCTTTGGTGACGGGTATTTGCAGCGGACGGCGGCGGGGCTGAATGCAGACCTGAAAACCTACAGGGTGACGCTTTCCGTGACCCGGGAGGAGGCCCGGCATCTGGAGGCGTTCCTGGCAGAGCACGGGGGCTGGAAGGCATTTCTGTGGACACCGCCTTATGCATACCGGCAGATAAAGGTGACCTGTGCCGGATGGTCCGCGCGGGTCGGGATGTTGCGCGTTGAGTTCAGCGCGGAGTTTAAGCAGGTGGTGAACTGATGCAGGATATTCACGAAGAAAGCCTGAAGGAGTCGGTGAAATCAGAGCAGTCACCGCGGGTGGTGCTCTGGGAAATCGACCTGACGGTGCAGGGCGGTGAGCGGTATTTTTTCTGTAATGAGCTCAATGAAAAAGGGGAGCCGGTGACCTGGCAGGGGCGGAAGTATGAGGCGTACCCGATTGAGGGCAGCGGCTTTGAGATGAACGGGAAGGGCAGCAGTGCCCGCCCGTCGCTGACGGTGTCGAATCTGTTCGGCCTGGTCACCGGGATGGCGGAGGATTTGCAGAGCCTGGTGGGTGCCACGGTGGTCCGCCGCCGGGTGTATGCCCGTTTTCTGGATGCGGTGAATTTTGTGGCAGGCAATCCGGAGGCGGACCCGGAGCAGGAGCTGACGGACCGCTGGGTGGTGGAGCAGATGTCAGCGCTCACAGCCATGACGGCTTCGTTTGTGCTGGCGACACCGACGGAGACGGACGGGGCGCTGTTTCCCGGTCGCATCATGCTGGCGAACACCTGTATGTGGGATTACCGGGGAGAGGAGTGCGGTTTCACCGGCGGGGCAGTGGCGGATGAGTTCGACAACCCCACCACGGATATCCGGAAGGACAGATGCAGTAAATGCATGCGCGGGTGTGAGCTGCGCGGCATGGTGGCTAATTTCGGCGGTTTCCTTTCCATCAGTAAACTTTCGCAGTAAATCCCGGTTTATGACACAGACTGAATCAGCGATTCTGGCGCATGCCCGGCGGTGTGCGTCAGCGGAGTCGTGCGGCTTCGTGATAAGCACCCCGGAGGGCGAACGGTACCAGCCCTGTGTGAATGTCTCCGCAGAGCCGGAGGCGTATTTTCGTATTGCACCGGAAGACTGGCTGCAGGCACAGATGCAGGGGGAGATTGTGGCGCTGGTCCACAGTCATCCCGGTGGTCTGCCCTGGCTGAGCGAGGCGGACCGGCGGCTGCAGATAAAGAGTGCCCTGCCCTGGTGGCTGGTCTGCCGGGGAGACATTCACCGGTTCCGCTGTGTGCCACACCTGACGGGACGGCGCTTTGAGCACGGGGTGACGGACTGTTACACGCTGTTCCGGGATGCTTATCATCTGGCGGGGATAACGCTGCCGGATTTTCACCGCGAGGATGACTGGTGGCGCAACGGCCAGAACCTGTACCTGGACAATATGGAGGAAACGGGCTTTTACCGGGTGTCCCTGTCCCGTGCACAGGCGGGCGATATCCTGCTGTGCTGTTTTGGCGCATCGGTGCCGAATCATGCCGCCATTTACTGCGGCAACGGTGAACTGCTTCACCATATACCGGAACAACTGAGTAAACGGGAGAGGTATTCTGAAAAATGGCAACGACGAACGCATTCTGTCTGGCGTCACCGCCACTGGTCCGCATCTGCCTTCACGGGGATTTACAACGATTTGGCCGCCGCCTCAGCCTGTATGTGAACACGGCGGCGGAAGCCATCCGCGCCCTGTCACTGCAGGTGCCTGGGTTTCGCCGTCAGATGAACGAAGGCTGGTACCAGATACGTATTGCCGGTGAGGATACCGCGCCGGAGGCGGTGTATGCCCGTCTTCACGAATCGCTGCATGAGGGCGCGGTTATCCACATTGTGCCGCGACTGGCCGGTGCCGGAAAGGGCGGACTGCAGATTGTGCTGGGGGCAGCAGCCATTGTGGGCTCTTTCTTCACTGCCGGGGCATCGATGGCGTTATGGGGTTCAGCCCTGGCTGCCGGTGGTTTTTCTGCCACCACGATGCTGTTCTCGCTGGGTGCCAGCATGATACTGGGTGGCGTGGCCCAGATGCTGGCCCCGAAGGCAAAGACGCCGGAGTACAAAAGCACGGATAACGGCAGACAGAACACGTATTTTTCCTCACTGGACAACATGATTGCCCAGGGCAACCCGATGCCGGTGCCTTACGGTGAAATGCTGGTTGGTTCACGACGGATATCCCAGGACATCAGCACCCGTGATGAAGGCGGAGACGGGAAGGTGGTGGTTATCGGGCGGCAGGGGTAAAGCATAAAAAAATCCCGCAGAGTTGCGGAGCTGCGGGAAATAAACGATGAAGATTAACGTTATGGAGTTATTTTTCAGGCATCAAGAAAGTAACGCTGCGCAATTATCAGCGCCACAGGTAATTTGTGAAAATGTGAGGAAATTCAGAAATTTTATTCCGTCATGACACAGGCACCTCCGGGGTGCCTGTTGTTTTTGTGCATAACCAGATTCAGACATCAGGCAGGACAGGGGGACAGAGTGGGTAAAGGCGGCGGCAAGGCGCACACGCCGGTTGAGGCGAGAGATAACCTGAAATCCACGCAGATGATGAGCGTGATTGATGCGATCGGCGAAGGACCCATTGAAGGTCCGGTTAACGGCCTGCAGAGTATTCTGGTGAACAAAACCCCGCTGACGGACACGGACGGTAACCCCGTGATACACGGTGTGACCGCCGTCTGGCGTGCCGGGGAGCAGGAGCAGACGCCACCGGAAGGCTTTGAGTCGTCCGGGGCGGAAACTGCGCTGGGCGTGGAGGTGACGAAGGCAAAGCCGGTGACGCGCACCATCACGTCAGCGAACATTGACCGTCTGCGGGTGACCTTCGGGGTACAGTCACTGGTGGAGACCACCTCACAGGGTGACCGTAATCCGGCTTCTGTCCGCCTGCTGATTCAGCTTGAGCGTAACGGACACTGGGTGACGGAGAAGGATATCACCATTAACGGCAAGACCACCTCGCAGTTTCTGGCGTCGGTGATTCTGGATAATCTGCCTCCCCGCCCCTTTAACATCCGGATGGTCAGGGAGACGGCGGACAGCACCACGGACCAGCTGCAGAATAAGACGCTGTGGTCGTCATACACCGAAATCATCGATGTGAAACAGTGCTACCCGAACACGGCCATTGTGGGGCTGCAGGTGGATGCGGAGCAGTTCGGTGGTCAGCAGATGACGGTGAACTACCATATCCGCGGTCGCATCATTCAGGTGCCGTCAAACTACGACCCGGAAAAACGCACGTACAGCGGTATCTGGGACGGGAGTCTGAAACCGGCATACAGCAATAACCCGGCCTGGTGCCTGTGGGACATGCTGACGCACCCGCGCTACGGGATGGGAAAACGCCTGGGGGCAGCGGATGTGGACAAGTGGGCACTGTATGCCATCGGGCAGTACTGCGACCAGAGTGTTCCGGATGGTTTCGGGGGAACAGAGCCGCGGATGACCTTTAATGCGTACCTGTCACA